CGAGCGCCTTGGCAATAGAGGCGACCAGAGCTGCCAGATCCTTATAGGTCATTCCCGCCTCCTAGCTCAGCAGGTCGAGCTTCTGCTGGATCTTGTTCTCGAGATCCTGGTCCATACCGTCTGTTGCGGGAGCTACATGGGAGTAAGCACTCGCGCGTCCATATGACTTGCCTTTCACGACCACGTTGTGGCCCTTTTCCAGCAGATGGACCAGACCCGGGGTCGTTCCATTGTAAATCGTGCACTGCGCCCCTGCTGCCCGGACCTCTTTCTTGATCTGCCAGCCGCCTTTATACCGCTTGCCCTTAATGCCTGCGGATCCGGCGTCCTGTCGGATCTTTTTCCGGATGTCGTTGGCCTCATCCTCCACCGCCAGGCTGATCGCCTTGGTGGCATTGTCCCCATATTCGGCAAGGAGCTGCGCAAAGGTTGACGCCATATCGTCTACATTGCACCTGATTTCATCAGCCACCAGCCCGCTCCTCCACATACAGCTCTATCAAATCATCCTTACGAGCGTAAGTCCGATAGACGGAGTACCTGCGGCCGTGATATATCGCGGTCCGTTCCCCGTCATAATCGGGGCCGAACATGGTAAAGACATACTGCGGCTGCAGGCCTGCCTGCCCCGCGGAGAAAAACTCCTGCCGGGAGACGGACTGCACATTAACGTATACGGTTCGGGGATGCTCGTCTTCGACTTCCATCCCATAATCGTTTTTGGACTTTGTCACGCCGATCAGCGTGATCATCTCACTCCGATCCATCGTTTCCGGTCCTCCAGGTGGTGTGTCCGCTGTGAGTCGCCAGCTGAGCCTTCTGCTCATCATAGGACGCCTTCAGGCGGTCGTATTGATCCGACTCGCCGAAGTTGGCTTTGCAATACGTAATGACTGCACGCACAATCAGCGGATCCTTCTCGTCGATATTGGACACCCCCGCGATCTCCAGATCGGCCTCTGCTGCTTTGATGAGACCGCGAATCTCATCATCGAAGGCGCACCCGGAGATCCGGAGTGCCAGTTTTACCTGCTCCAGCATCTCCGGTTACCTCCAAGCCTCAGGCGGAAACCTGAGTGATGACCTGCATACCTCCGACAGATGTCAGATCTGCGCCTGCCGTCTGCAGACCACGAATGGCGATCTGGTTGGTGGAGAAGTAAGTGCCGCCCTCGTCGGTCTCGATCTGATAGTTGTCCCACATCGGCATGTCGACGGTGCCCGGCTGGCCGTAGAGCTGCGTGCCGGCGGTCAACTGGTCAAGAACACGGAAGCGGACTGCGAGGCCCCCTTCAGTGATGGTGCCGGAGGTGGTGGTACCGGCGTCAAAGCTGATCTCGTAGAGTGCCTTCTTTTCGTTGGTGCCACGGATCTTGCCAAGCGCAGCGAGATCCTCCTGTGCAAGGTAGAGCATAGTGCCGCCCTTGCCCGGAATCGCGCGGAAGCCAAAAGCTACGCTGCGCAGGAAGTTCTCGTCGATCTTGTAGACCTTCTTTACGGCGAGACCAGAAGCCTTGACCGCGGCGACGATCTTCTCGGCAGCCTTGACACGCAGAGCGACCAGAGCGGAGCTCCGGATCTGGGCCTGATAGTCAAGCGGGGACATCTTGCGGACCTGATTGGAGATGGTGTCGAGGATGCCCCACTCGGAGGGGTTGATTGTGACGGTGCCGAACTCTGCTCCGGTCCCAGCAATGGCCTTGCCGTCTACCACATCGGCGGCGATGGCGTCCTTGGTCCACGATGCTGTCAGCGACAGCGGCGAGGCCGTTGATTCCGGTAGCCTTGGTAGGCTTTGCGATCTGGCCGGTGCCCAGGAGAGCACGGGTCTCCATGCGTCCGTTCTGGACGAACTCCTGCGCGGATCGCTCCTCTGCAGAGATTTCTGCGGACTTGCCGGTCTCGATTACCTTGCCAGCGCCGCTGTTTACTCTGCCGATAAGAGCTGAGCGCTGCTCTGCAGCTGCCTGCAACTCCTTGGAGCGAGCCTCCAGCGCATCGACTTCCTTGTTGAGAGCATCAAAATCTGCGTCAGGCTTTTCTGCCTCCGATCTGATCTCTGCCTTTCTGGCCTCGATCTGCTCCATGTTTGCGTTTCTGATTTCCTCAATAGTCATGATTTTTCTCCTGTTTAAATGATTGTGCAGTTACTATATTTCATGAGTTAAGGTTACTCCGCCCCGCAGGTACTTACTCCAGCCGCCTGCACACTCATAGATAAAGATCACAATGTGATCATCATCCCAATCTCAGTCTGAGCAGCAGTCTGCTTCGCTCCTGCTCTTTTCTTGCCTTCTCCTTTGCAGCTGCATCCTCCTGCGCGGTGAAATAATCCCGGGCAGATGCGACATCTGTCGCCGGATTAGCCGGAAAAGTAACCGGAGAGACATCGTAGATCTTCTGGAAGGCATCGATCACGCGCGTATGCGTCTCCGGCTCGTAGTGATCAGCTTCAACGACGAAAGCAAAAGAGGCCTGCGGATAGTTGCCCGCTGCAATGTCCTCCGCTATACCGCGAGAGTTTACCGTCTTGGACAGGTCTGCCTTGAAGTTCAGGCCAGTGCTGTCCACCGTGACCTTGAGAGTGCCGGCGGACGTTCTAGCGTACACCGGACCTCTGTGATCAATACGGAAGACCACATCAGACATATCGCAGGACGCGAAAGCGTTCGGCTCGATACGCTCCTGATACTTGACGCCGTCCATCTCGAAGAGAGTATAAGGATCGAAGGTGGCGGCATGGCCGTGCACCTGATACTTCTGGTCGTCGCTGCCGCTGCCCTGTGCAGCGGAGAGATCGAAGGATCGATACTCTCGCTGGTCTTTATTGCTGTTTTTCTCCATCTGATCCACTCCCATCTGTGCCCTGCGCGGCTGCTCCGGCCGCCGTTTTTTGATTGATCTCGGCCTGCTCTGCAGCAAATTTCGCGATCATATGGTTGTGATAGGCATCCTTATATTTCCGGTATATTGCCCTGGCCTGCCTGATCTGTTTGTTCATTTCCCGCTTAACAGCCCTAATCCGTCGTCTTATTTTCGCCTTTTCCTCGCTGCTCTTCGCGTTGTCAATTGCCTCTTCCTGCTTATCCTGCCAGTCCGCAACAAGATCCTTGAGATTTGCAATATTGTCTTCGATATTCTGCTTCGCTCCCTGGAGAAGGTCTTTTTCCTGCTGTGAGTATCCGGAGCTTCTGGTCTTCTTTGATTTCCTTCCTGATCTTTTCCTGCTCTTCGTCGCCTTTTTGGTTTTCTTTCCCCCGGATGCGAGAGCCTTGAGCTTTCTGTGCTTCATGTAGTACTCGTGGGCTTTGTCCGGATCGTAGTACTTTGAGGCGTAAATCCCGGTCTCGCTCCGCTTCCTACCTCTCTGGCGGTCTTCGATCTCTTCATTTTCCGTCATTTCCGCTCTCCTCTTCGTCGTCAAAATCTCCATTATTCGCGCGATCAAGGATCTCTTTCATGTTGTCGGTGATTTCATCAAGCTCCTCCTGCATCTGATCCTGCAGGTCTGTGATTTTATCATCTTCCCCGCCCAAATCTTCTTCGTCAGGATCCCCGTCTTCCTCGTCCGGCGCTTCCTCTCCGTCTATCGCATCATCCTCCAGATCAGAATCATCCAGATCGTCACCCATATCACCGTCATCTTCGTCCTCCTCCCCTTCGATCAGGTTCCCGTTTTCATCGTATTCCTGGTAATAGTACTCACCACGGATGATAGTTTTATTTCCACCCGGCAAATCTGGGAGATTAAGTATTCTTCGTGCTTCGTTTTGAAGGATTTCTCCCCGGTCTGACATCTGCATGATCAGCTGTATCTTGCTCTGCATGCTCATGTAGG